GGGCGCGCGAGCGGATAGCAGCGTAGGCTGCACATCCTCTCACTCTTGCCATTGAGACTCTCCCGGACGGCCAGGCCATCGGGATCTTTACCGACGCACAAACATCATTAGCCACACCGAATGTGGACAGATTGTCTGACGGTAATTCACCTAATAGCCATGAGATCCAGACATTTCGAGACCATAACCTATGGTACAATCTCACTCGAGCAGCGTCGCTAGATTCGACGAGCTCACAAATGCCTTCAAGATTCCCATCTTGAGCCATCCTCCTTAGTACAGGAGACGAGTAAATTGGATCTATCTTGACTTTGGGTCTGGGAGGCACGATCCTATGTCCCCCAGCTGAGCTGAAATCGATTGGCAAAGCCGGTTTCAACTCCTGTTGTGTTTCTTGTTTTTTGTTCTTCAGGTGTGTGGCACCTACTAGCGTGTCCACTATATCAGACGGACTTGCGTTCTTCAAGTCTGGAATCGCATCACGAATCTCACGCCCGAATCTATTCGCCACAAGCTTACCTCCCGCAGGGAGATCGCTCAGCTCTGTTTTGAATAGTCCAGCTTCGTATTCGTTTTTGCGCAAACCTAACTTCTGCTCGGTGCACGAGACCAGCCTCTGGCCTAGTCTCCAATTTAGGACCCCAGCTCCTCCTGCCGGTGTTGGTGTGGACATCCAGTCGTCAATGTCCTTCAGGCTCACTCTTCCCTTGAAGTAGCCGAAGAGATCACGTCGACAGTGCTCTAGGCAAGCCTTCAAGTTACCGCTCCTGCTCGCCAGATCCGACCAACTGTTAACGATGGATCGTGCGTTCATCATCCCCTGACTCCATCTCTGAGCGTAGAACATCGAGGGCAATGACCTGGCCAGATATCCACAGCGGTACGCAACGTTCTTCCTGGCATCCCATCCGAACGTGTTCCTCAGGAACTCGCCCCTCTCAACATCGATGAAGAACTTGGACGGGTGCACATTCAACACCTTGGCATACTCCTCCGCTAAACAACAACTCTCATGGTAGTTACCTCCAACCTTGTTGATGTCATCACCTTGGAAGCACACTTCGTCAGCGGTCATCCTAGGAATCATCCCTGCTCTCTTACATATAGCAAGATATTCCATGCCGTTGAACACTGTGTCCAATGTAGCCGTTATGTACCATCCAGATAGTATGCCGTGCGTGACTCTTGAACTGATAGTCTTCTTGGCTCCTCGGTACTTGATGGTACCACCTTCTCTGAGCTTCCAGACTAGCAGTTCCGAGACGTACTCCTGCTCCGGAGACCAACCTGACATCCTACGTGCTTGTGCGACCATCCACTGAACGACATCCGCTACTTCTCCTGACGTCGGAATGTGGTCGAACTTGCTTTGGTCCAAGGGCATCGCCACTGCGGTCTTCTGACACATTCGTCTAGACCAGGACATCCACTGCTCTAGCTTCACTCCACCCACAAGAGACGTTGGGAACACAGAGTTTATCGCCCTTGCCAGTCCTGGGAACACGAACGCCATTTGTATCCATATTGAGTCCATCGCGGATATGGTGCCTCGGTTCTTCTTGCGCTCACTCTTGATGTATGCATCGTACTGAGGCACCGTAGCGTCCATCAGGAGGTTCTTAATCCCAGCCGTTCCTTCCTTCAGCAACATCGAGACCTTGGTCTTCCTAGTACCTTCGATCCCATGACCAGTTGATGCACCATTGGCTATCCACTCTGACGGCCTGGCGATGAACTCATCCATACTCCAACCTTTCGCTCCACTGAAATCCAGCCTCTTGGTTTTCATCAACTCCATTCCCTCTCGCATCAGAGCTCGTCGATCATCCCACTGAGGAAAGTCCTTCGCATCCGGATTTGTCCACTCCTTGATGTCATCCCATATGGCGTCATCTGCCCCCTCTTCACCCATAGTGGCCGCACCGAACCAAGTGTCCATTCCTACCCACATTTCCCAACTTCTTGGGTCCTCACCCTTCTCCACCAACAAGCTCCCATACTTGAAGAAGGTATCACTTAATATTTTCAACATATGCAAAATCTGTGCATCTGTCATCTTGTTAAGTCCCAACTCTTG